CCATTTACTATGCTAGATGTAGTGTGAGCACTAAAAACTGGATCAAGTTCTATTTCTACATAACCAGCATTTGCATGATCGCCCCACGCATAAGCTTGGTTCCATTCTAATACTGTATTTGCAGTAACGCTACCAACCGGAGATGCTAAAAATATTGGATCAGACTCAGAAGATATGTAAGTACCTAAGTCAGAAATTTGAGATTCTGTTATTGTTAAATTAGCTTGGTACTGAGTGACCGAAGTTGATGAAATATATTCATCTGGAACAATATCCCAAGTAACAACTGAAGATAAATCGTTAACTTCACCTGTTCCGCCGGGATTTCCATAAGACCAATTGCCAGATCCATCATTATAAAGAAAGCCTTGGCTATCTGCAATATTATAAGCAGTGTGTGCAATAAAAACTGGATCGGTTTCTTGAGGTATTGAATTTGCCGTTAAATAAACACCAAAATCGCTAATTTGGGACTCGGTAATTGATAAGTCTCCGAGGTGTTGTAAAACTGACGTGTTTGAAATATATTGATCTGGGACTGTGACCCAAGTTACGGTTGCAGATAAGTCATTCGACTCTGAAGGAGCCGTGGTCAAATACCCGGCATTAGCATGGTCGCCCCAACCATAAGCTTCATTCCAATTTGTTATGTCAGCGATGGCGATTGCAGATGCAGCTGATGCCGAGAACACAGGATCAGTTTCTGCATTTACTTGAGTAGCATATCCGGCGTCTGCGTGGTTACCCCACCCGTAAGCTGTATTCCATTGGCTTTTTTCTAATACTGTAATTGATTTTACGTGGGAAGGAACAGTTGGATCTGTTTCAGTATAACTAGTTATAAATCCAGAGTCATTAACAAGATTAGATGTATTTGCTGGAATAAACGGTGTATTGGCAAGGTTTGAATAATCTCCGTCAAACGCATCAGTAATTCCATAATCTGCTATGGTTGTAGGTATGTTTGTAAGAGAATTAAAGTCTGTGTTTCCAGCTGTTCCAGTTATCGTTACCGATCCAGCTACTGCGTCAGTAGTAAGAGTAATTCCAGTTCCGGCTATTATCTCAAAGCTGTCAGTTGCCGAAGACGCCGAGATAGTTGTTTGGCCAGAAACAGTAAATTCTGAAAAGGCGTTTTGATTTACTTCACCACCAGCTCCTGAAGCAAAAGCTTGCCAAGCTCCATTCTGATAACCTTCAAAAATATTTAATGATGTGTTATATCTAAATTCACCTAGTATGGGTGACGACGTTCTTTCTGTTGTAGTACCGGCTGGAACTTGAACAGCCCCAGTATTACTTGTACGCGGAGCAATAGCGTCAAAGTTATCGTCCATTTCGTTATATGTTAACGACGAACCTTTAGATCTTCTTGTCGTGATAGCCATTAGGTATTGTCTCCATCGTCGTTATAATACACTCCAACATATGATTTAAATTCGTTGTTATAGCCTGGGTTATATTCTATATAGTCAAAGGCTGTGTATTCAAACAATTCTCTTTCTGCTTCTGTTAATGGCTCGTTGATAACTTCTATTTGTGCAAGCAAAGCTGCTTTGGCCGCTGGATCAGTTTCAGCAGCATATTGGGCTAAGAGTGTTGCGTAATCAGGATTTGCCATAATCCTATTTATCCGCCGGCAGTAACCTTGGTAGAGCCAGTATCTGCAGCATTTGCAAACCAACTTCCATGCCCGCTCGTGGCATCACCAGTTCTATGAACAGCGTATCCACCTGCAGTTACTTTTGAGGATCCACCTACTGCATCATCGCCACAAGCTGTGGATCCTCCAGTAGTAACGGCAAGGCCACCTTCTGCGGTAACCTTGCCTTGTCCTGCGACTACGTATTTAGTTTTATGTGAAGGGTTTGGAGTCGTACTGAAATGTCCAATATGACTATCAATCCCAGCTCTTATTACTGCTGGCACATCAAGCTGCCTCTAATAGTTGTTCCTTTGCTAATATATATTCTTTTACCAATCCTGATCTTACAATATCATTAACAGTAAAGTTAACAACATCAAAAGATGGAATATTATTTAATACTCTTACAAAATCGTATAAGCCTGATATATCAGCTCTATTTCGTGATTGTTGTAAGTCGTCTTGCTTTGTGTCTCCACAGAAAATAATCTTTGAAGACTCTCCTACGCGTGTAATAATCGTATCAAGTTCGTGGTATGTCATTGATTGGCATTCGTCTACAATAATAATTGAATTGTCGAATGTTAAACCTCGTACAAATGATGAGGTCATAAACTCTAACATACCTTTCGTTTTTAGTATTTTATACGCATCTCCTCTTCCGAAGAGATCGTTTGTTATATCATTATATGGACCTTCAAAGACTTCTTCTTTTTGAGCCTTCGATCCAGGCATAAAGCCTTGTTCGCGCGTCTGAACTGCAGATCTAATTATGACGACCTTTTCATACTCTCCTTTCTGTAGTACATCATTGAGTGCCAAGTATGTAGCACACATTGTTTTTCCTGTACCTGCTGTTCCGATGGCCGCGAGGTTGTATCCTTGTTGATAAGAGTCAAACATATGAGATTGAGTCGGTGTTAATGGTTTTATTTGACGCATTGAAAACTTAGTGTTTAAAATGCCTACCATGTGATCCATTTCTCTTTGTTGTCTGCGCTTTTCTTTACGAGATAGTCTACGCTGTTTTTGTGCCATGAAACCTCCTGTTGACTCCCAACGGAGTTAGAAGTCATTGATTGTTGATTTAGTTTTTCTAGAGCCCGGATGATGGGCCTTTACGTTTTTCAAAACATCACGAAAATTATCATCTGGCTTACGTATGCCAAGACGAATCGGGTCAACGATCCCCGGAAACTGAGTAAGAATTTGTTTGATGTGAGGATTAGCTTGTAGGTATGGCTCGCGTTCGGCCATACGCATAGTTAGGTCAAATTGTTCATTTGTTTCTGTATTCTCAAAACTATAAGAGGGCATTCATTCTCCTTAATAAAAAAAAGAGGCGACGCTCAGGTCACCTCTTAAACATAATCTAAAAACCTGTTACATGTATTTATACGATGTATTCGTAAATTTCCTTCCAATTTGCAACTTTTTTAATGTCGTGATCGTTAAAATCTTTGTTATGATCGTGCTCGATTAAAAAAGAGTCAAGTCCTAAAGACATTCCGAGTACTGCATTTTCAGGTTTATCTTCAACCCAAACACATCCAGTGTCTTTGTATGGCAATAAAGCTTCGTCTTTATCACCGCCACATTCAAGGCAGATAACTTCTTCAAAAACTTTTTTACCAAAAATAGCTTCTAGGTTTTTCCGACGAAGTTTGCCGGCATATTTGTCAGTTGACAAAGAAGTGATGCAATGAAATATAAAACCATGATCTTCATGGAGTTTCTTAACATATTTCACCGCATCACGGAAGGGAGTAAGCCAGCCTATTGCTGCTGAACAATTAAAATATTCACACATTTGTTTAGCTTGATCGTATGACATGTCAAATGTCTTTCCCATATCATACTCATTTTCTGCTATTGGATAATGGCCTCGAGCCGCCATCCATTTATAGAATGAATATTGCCAGTCAAGCAATACGCCATCACAGTCAACGAGAATCAGTTTTTCATTTAGTTTCATAATGTAATCCTTATATATTTTCTGATTCTAGTATAAACTATTTTACAAGGAATGTCAACCCCTATTTTTCATTTTGATCTAAATTAGAATATTTTTCTTCGTGTTTTAATTTGCGTTTATCTCTGCGTGATTTCATACGCTTTTCTTTACTACGAGATTGACGATCTTCATCAGCACCCCATTCATCGTCTTCCCACGATTCACGATATTCTTTGAAACTTTTAGCCAATTTACTTACTCCGCTATTAGGCCTGAAAATGCTTTGTTAATTGTTTTAGATGTTATACCTTTAAAAGGCTTTTTCTGTATACTATGATTTGCTAGCATATCTGCATCTTGATTATCTATATCTTGAAGTAATTGGATAAACAAAGTTTCGCGTTTTGATTGTTTTAAATCATCGTATCCGCCACCTTTAATAAAAATCTTTAAACGGCGAGCTTCGGTGTAAAGCAAAGTTTTAGCTTGATCTTCAAACTCGTTTTTATTCCAGGGTGGAGCACTATCTGGAATTAGCCATTCAACACGTTTATCGTAAGTTGCTTGTAGCACCATGCGTAAAGCTTGGTTGTCGTTCTTTTTAAGATAATCTACTTTTTCATCTACCTTAGTTAGTTTAGATGTTTTTTCGATAATTTCTGAAATTGATAGTTTCATTAGAAATCCTGTATATCTGTGATAAGGTTTTTTAGTTTTCTTTTGACAAAGAAATTAAACAGTTGTTCCCTGCCAACTTCTTTTTCTTGAGCGTATTCTTTAGAAATGTTTTCTTGATAATTCTGAGGAATTTGTGTCAAGTCAATCATCATTTTATTACGGTGATAACGACGAAGAGTTTCTTCATCCATCTCACTTGTACCTTTTGAAAATTGTTCTAAACGCTTTTTAGTCATAGGTTTTTGGCGTTGGCCAATTGCCAAACAATTATCAGGAGATAAGATATTAGGTACACCGTCACCAGTGTCACCCTTTAAGATATGCTCAAGGATATATTGTTCAGGGTTATCGTTACGTACCCAGCGCTTACGTACTGGATCGTATTGATCTACATTAGCAAAGCGCTGTAATTGAATATAATCTTTGTCACCGGAAAGAACGAGGAAGCGTTCTCCACCAGTATTCAATTCAGTACCTTCTTCATTAATGATTGTACCAATAATGTCGTCAGCCTCGAGATGGTCCATATGAATAACTTTGTAAGGAAAGTATTCCTTAAGCTCATTGCGAATAGTATTCATAACTTCGAATAAGTTATTCCAATCAAGCTCAGACTCATCACGAGACTTTTTACGATTTGCTTTATAGTAAGGATATGCTTCACGGCGCCATGTGTTTTTGCCGTCAGCACAAATTACGATCTCACCATAATCTTTTACGAACTTTTTACGATTAAGACGAAGGGAGTTTAGGAACATGTGACGAACTAGATTTTCGTCAATTTCCACGTTGTGGTGGTTACCAATGCTTGCGAATAGCGAAGCTAGGATAACCTGATTGTAGTCTACGAGTATAGCCATTTTGATTCTCTGTTATAATTTAATTTATAGATCTATTCTAATCTATATCTTCATCAATGTCAACCATTTTTTTCTCAAAATCTGCAATATTTAAAGAATCTTTTGCAAAATCTTGCAATGGATGGTCTACATCTTGTGTTTGTAAGTGTAAAGATCTGATTGCTTCTAAAACGAGTATCATGCTCGGAAAATATTTTTCCATATTTTTGGATAAATCACAGCCAGATCTGCTAAGTTCAGCGATGCATTGTCTCCATAGAAATTCAGAAATCTCTTCACTATAGCTAAGTTTATATTCCATCACTTTATCGTCCACCTCAGCTCTTGATTGAGGTGGACCATCAGTTTTAAATTTTGGAAATTCTATAATGTTATCTTTAGACACTGTCTAAGTCCTTTAAAAGCTTTTGCCAAGATGCTTCGAATGTAGGCATACTATTTCTACCTAAGTAAAATCTATCAGACTGAGTCCACTTATCAAAAAACTCTGGATTTCCATTTATAGAATCCATTAGTTGTTTTGCTATAGAAAACACAAAGCTGGCATGACGATTAATGTCTTCGTGATAATCGTACATAATACTAGCATTACATGCTGTTTCTGGAAGAGCCCCATAATTTGGATGAACGCAAATTACGCCAGATTTAATAGCTTCAATTAACGCGATACAAGAGGTTTCTTGCCAAATATTTGGATACAAAAAGACATGAGCTTTATCTAAAGCTTCAAGTACTTCTTCATTACTCTTATGACCATGATAAGTCATTTTAGGATGGGCTTCAATACGTTTAAATAAACCAGAGTATGGTTCATCTCTATTTTCCCAACCATAAATTCCAAAGCTTGAATACACATCAAGATGGATATTTTTATATTGCTCAGCGAGTGCATCAAAAATAGGAACCAACAATTCTAATCCACGATGTGGGGTGGTGTGGTAAATAAACCTAATTGTTTCTTGATCTTTTTGCCGAACAGCATACTCTTTTTCTACGGCGTTATAAATTACTGTACATTTTGAGTATGGGATTTGATAAAGCAAAACGTATTGATCTCGTTGCCATGCTGATACAAACACAAAGTGATCCCAATGTTTCCATCCGCCGTTTGCCAGCATATTGTTTTCTGGATCTTGTGCTAAATCGTGACAGTAAAAGATGTTCTTTACGTCTGTATACATTTCTCTACTGCGAGAAAAATGGATTGCATATTTTTCTAAAAGACGCGTAGAGACTGAGTCTAACAACCTTTTTCGCATCATTTCTGTACCGCCGTTTGAGTTTGTACTCAGCTCACTTTCGACGATTTTACCTTTGTAAATACAACTCATAATCTAATATTCCTTTTATTCCATAGTAATTATTTTTAAATCTCTTAGACAACTATATACAAGCGTTGTTAATTCTCCAGTTGGGTCCAAACGTATATAAGCTACTAACCTATCTATATATTGAAGTTCCATACCGTGATTTTTCGCAATTGTCATGCCTTCAAAGAATGTTTCAACATCATAGGGATTATCAAAAAATAGTTGTTTGGCACTGGTTTTTTTATTATTGTGCTTCTGCTCTGACATTACCTTCTTTCAAATACAAGTCTTCTAAAACTGAATGAAAATCTGTTAAGGTTCCGTTGTTATGGATACGATATGTTTTTACATTAAATTTGTGATTTAAAACATATTTTTTGTTAATTAAGGTTTTGTGAGAATTCACGTATTCGTGTACCACATTTCCATCAAAATAACGACGAGAGTCTGTAGAGTAATCCTCACCTTCTCGCGTTAATTGAACCAAAACAAAATTATTGGAACCAACTTTATTTATAACAGGAATCAATTCATCTACAAAGCCACCATCTGAAATAGCGTAGTCTTTGTTTAAATCAATTTCATCAGCGACTTGCCGTCCAAAGTAGTCAAGGCCTCGCTTAGGCTTAACTACTTTTTCTGATACATATATCATAGCTTCACGACATGACATATGTCCAAGATCCACGTGAGGAACTTCTTTTACAGTGCGATCATCATAGCGTTCCATAAACCAATCATAATTGATGCCAAAGTATTTTGCAGTTTCTTTATATAGCTGATACTTAAATGAAAGGTGTTTATAACCTTGATCTTTAAAGTAGTCAGCAGCTGCATCTTTACCCGAGCGAGGAGGGCCATTGAATAAAAATATCATGCAAAAGTATCCGATACTATATTCATAATCTCTTTAGAGAATGCAGATTTCCATTCTGTAGGTGTCATACCTGACAAAATAAACTCACGGTCTTCAGAAGTGAGGTAAGGCATTGCTTCATCGATTGAAGCATAGCCGCGTTGCCATTCGATATAATTTTCGGGATCGATGGGTATATCTTTGGTACGTTCGATTCCACTCAATACACTTTTACGTTTGATAAGCATAATATTCTCCAGACTGATTCTATATAAGATCTAATATAAACTATATTAAACCAAATGTCAACCGTTGTCAACTGATTTTTACACTTTTTACGACCAATTGTGCTCTTGGATGTGTTTGAGTTTGAAGTGGATTAACTTCCCAACCATAGCCACCTGCAATTTCTTGCATTTCTTTAAGACTGTATACAAACATTCTATTTGAATGGCTTTTACCTTGCCAGTTGCGTTGATTACCATTAACCACCTCTGGATTATGATGATTAAAATACGTAAACATGAATGTATTGTTTTTTTCTGAAACTTTATTCAAACCTTCAAAACAATTTTGTATATCTTCGACATCTAAATGAGAAAAAAGACTATTAGCCCAAGCTAAGTCATATCCTTCTGAAACCTTACTAAAATCAAAGGTGTCAGTAATCCACACTGTTGGATTTTTTTGAGAACCGGGTCTTTGATCTTCGCGCAGTTCTTGATTAATTCCATGATTAACAACGTCCTCAGCAATATCAAGTCCATAATAATGATTATCGTCTAAGTAGTCTATCATATGCTTTCCTAATCGAAAACATCCACAGGCTATATCGAGAAAACGAGTTTGTTTACTTAAGGTTTGATTTTGTGTTATAAGATCAAATTGCCATTTTCCTATTTCCTCGAATAGTCCACCAACATATTGTCTAGCACCTAAAGATTTTATTTCATTTTCATAATATTTCATTTTATTGTTCCTTCGGCAAGAAGCTTTAATCTTTTGACATGGGACCGGTGAATTTTTACTTGAACTATTCCATTATAATATTCATCGCTTAACAACACTTCGCGCTCCATCTGTTCCCTAAGCTCAAGGTAAGACAGCTCGCCTTTAGATTTACATAAGTGTAGTATTTCTCTGTGGAAGTTTTCTGCGCCTAAATCTTCTACTATTTGTTTTACTTCCTCTGAAGATCCATAATAAGTTTGCCAATCAGACTCGACAATCTTAGTACGCTTTCTTTTTTTCCCTTTGAGGGGAGGTAAGCGGCGTTTAGAAACAAATATTTTTTTACCAACATATTTTTTATTATTGGACTTGTCTGTTAGTACGTAAACAAATCCAACATTATCTTCAATCATTTCAGAAGTAAATTCTTTATCATTATATAGCCACATAATAACCCCATTGTAATAGGATTATTTATTCATTCTTTATTTGTTTTCTAAAGCCTTAACTCTTTCTTGCAAATCACGAATTGTTTCCAATAAATCAAAACCTTCGGGATCTGATGAGTCTTGGACCCATACTTTTCCATCTTCAGTCAGCATTAAATCTGGCTTCGCGTTTCGTTGTTGTGGTTCAATTACATTAGTCAATAGAAATCTCCTCTTCTTCTTCAAATCGCACAAATGCTTTAAGTGTTCTACCATCATCTTGTAGTTGAAACTTTAGCTCTTGTACTCCGTACTTTGCATAGGCGCGGCCTTTATTATCCACAACCTCAAAACGAGTAACTTTGTCACCAAACATAATGTACTCATCATCAATAATCATATCAGTTGTAAGTTTCATTAGCGCCTCATGTTTGCTATAGCAACAGCATCTTCTTTACGTGTAATAGGAACACCATTAGACTTGTGCATTTGACCAATGCCAATGATGTAATCGCCAGTATATTGTGTTGCTTCCTTTTTAGCACCATTTCCAGCAATCTTATCAGAGGTCATGCGTGGGCCTGTGTCATAATCAGGAATAGTATTAGTGTTACGTGCTTTTGTTTTACCAACACCTATCTTTGCCAACCATTTCTCATGCTCAATAGCAGCTAGGCGATCCTTTGGTGTTAGTTTCTTTTTTGATTTTCCGTGGACTTGAACTCCACGTATCATGTGCATAGACATTAAGATGCCTCCTTATAGTGTTCATCAAATACACCGTACATGCGGTGTTTAACATTTTGTATGTGGCTACACGGTCTCTGTGGGCGCTTCTTACACGTACATGAAAAGCCTTCTGGATGCATCTCAACAACGCCTTTTCCATAAACCCATTTTGTACCTAATGCCCAGTGTTGAGCAGTGTTAATACCATATGACTCAAAGATTTTCATTTTTTTAAATTTCGTTTATGATTGTTTTGATATGCTCAGGATCTAGGCGCCCAAGTATTTGTCCGACCAATTCTTCGAGGTGGTCATAGTTATTAGATGAGAATTGGTAAAGTGGATTGCCGCCGGCTGGGCCGTTGATTATTAAGAGGTTAGCCGTACATCCGTGTTCTTTGGCGAATTGTTGGACTTCAGAGTGAGTTGGTTCTGATGAAACGTCAAGCTGTGCAGTATACATTAGTGATTCTCCTTATTATAGAATCAATATAAACTAGTTTAACAGGAATGTCAACCGTTAAAATGCACCATCTCCAAAGTTTCGTGTGTTTTCAATTTCGGCATTGAGTTGCTCATAACCACCAACGTATTTGTTGTTCCAAAAAATTTGCGGGACCTGTCTTGGCTCAGAACCCATACGTTCTGTAAGCTCATCTCGATTAGTTTGATTTGCACTAATGTCTTTATATTCATACGCAATCTGATGTCGCTCTGCTAATTTCTTGGCACGAATACAAAAACCACACGTTGGTGTTCCATAGATTTCTATCATCATTGCATCCTTTGTATATTTTCAAAAACAGTTTTAACTGTCTTAGGTGTTCCAAAATGAACTCGCCAAAATAGGCTTGAAGTTCCAGACGTTGTTTTAAAAGCACGAGTAAACAATCCGCTTGTCCTATCGTCGCGGACCATGTACTCGTCTGTAATAGGGACCCAATCTGGGTTTAAACAATCTATAATGTCGTTTAATTGTTTATTTGAAAAGTCATTTAAATTCATAATATTCCTTATGCTGCTAGACGCCAATCATGTGAGAATGCTACAAAACCAATTGGAGCAACTACAATACATTGACCTTCTTCGTCAACGAGAACATCGCCAACTGAAATTGAGTGCATACGTTCTAAGCGCTCAATGTTTTCTTCGGGTCCCATGTTGCCAATATGAAATACTTCATTTGCTGAAGCAGCTTCAATATTAGCAACGTGAGTGTAATAGTTTTTTTCTACGAAAGCATCGTATGCTAATCCACCAATCTTATGACCTGCAAAATCCATATCCATATCAATCTTTGCTTTTTTAGCAGGAACTGACTCGAAGCTTTGAGTTTCGTTGATAAGATCAATTTGAGCATCAGTAAGACGGATTTGATAAATTGCGTATTTCATAAGATTGATTCCTTTTGTTTTACCTTATAGAATCAATCTATACTATTCTTACGGTAATGTCAACCGTTAATTTGCTTTTATTTCATTTTTCTTAAAGCTTCTACGCCACCTTTGACTCTTTCAGGATATTCACCAAGATATGTGCCTGCTAATAAATCCATAGGACCTAATAGATGTTTATGAAAGTGTTCTATATTATCCCAATCATCCATCATTCTTTTTGCTAAATTATCAAAATAAGAGTCAGATAAAACTGGATCGTCTTCTACATAATAAGCATATGCGCCCATAAGATACCAAGGCACCATCATATTTTTATTCTTTGATATTACTTCTTCAGCTTTATTGTCCAACATCGACAAGGTAAGCTCCTTCGGGATATTTAAACGATCTTCTAAACTCTTCTAACATTAAAGGAGTCATTTGAATTATTTGAAAACTACCTTCTTTTTCAACCCATTGTCTGATGTACACTACATCGTCGTACATAAAAACTTGAACATCTTCAACCGTGCCAGTGTCGTCTAAAATTGTTAACGCAGTTTCATCCCAATCCATTTCTATTGTAAACATTTGAGTATCTCCCACGTATGCTGCCAGTTTCTTACGTGATGGTTTACTCCGTTTTTGTTAACCTGAGCGAGAGGATAATCATTACCACCTGGATCCATTTTGTCACCAAAGAAATGTACAGTATCATGATCAGGAAAATCAAGAATAACTTGTGATTTATCAAAACCAATGGGATATAGATCTATTCCAGTGTCACCGCCTGATGTTGCCATTAAACCTAGTGTTTTTTCTCCAAAGTTGTAATTAAAAGACTCAACGATTTCGTTTCTTTCATTGTTTACGGTGTCGTATTCTACATATTGTGCACGTTGTTCTTTATTTGCATTTCTTCCAACAACACTAAAGTTTGCTGTGCCAGGTCTTTCTTCTAAATGATTACCGGTCCTTACAGGATATGGGCTACGAATAAGTTCATCGGATAACCACTTTTTAACTTTTTCTGGAGTTACCCAATCAGATTTACGAATTCTTACTCCAGCGCTATAAACGTCGTTTCCACTACAATTATAGGCTACCTTTGCTAAATCGTAAGTTTTACCAATTTGTTCGACAGTTTTATCTTTATCACTACCGGTCACAATATACACGTCGTTTGTTAAACAAAACGTGTTAAACCAAGCTTGAAAATTGTAGTCCATTTTACCACGACTGGGTGTAAGCGTTCCATCTACATCAAAAATAAATTTATTCATCTGAGTCAAGCATTTCATCAATTTTTAATTCTATTTTATCTAAACGCTGCAGAACTAATTGAAGCATGTCATTTACAGTTGGTTCTACGTCGCTTGATGAATAAAACGTTGGTGGAACATCAGCATCAAAATCCATAGTATCATCAATGTCTTTTCTTAGAAAATTAAAAATGCTCATTCTTCTAATTCCTTATAGACCCAACGACTTAGGGGAGGGTCACCAAAATAGCGAGCGTAAACAATATTACCTACGCGTTCAAAAATTAGATGTTTACTATCTTTCGTTTCCATTGCACCAATGTCTCCTATTATGAGCGTTCTTAATTAGTTCACTAAAACGATCTGCAATTCGTCTAACTTCAGGACCAGCGTTATTATCATGTTGTTCCATAATACGTGCAGTGTTATGTAGTTGGTTCAGCATTTCTGAATCCATTTCCCATTGCTTATCACTCATCGCTGCACCAACGGTTGTGTTGATACGCTATCATGGTAATCACCAGATTGATAATAATCACGGCACGCGGTTTCTTTAACCATTATATCATTTTTCATACGATAGGTTATAATTTCACGACGAATTACACCGACAGTGTCAGCGTCAAATGCACTTTTAAACGGTCCATCTGTCATTACTTCTTTCCTTCTATAGGTTCACAAACTCTTTTTCTTAAATCACTTGTACTAAAACGATGATCTCTTTTATTATAATACAGATCAATACTTCGTTTCTTACAAATTTCATATCCAGTAAAGTTTTTGTCTTTATACTCTACTCCTAATATTCTAACATTAATATTGTACATTGTCAATATATCTTTTAGATCATCTTCAGTACTATATGGAATAATTTCATCTACATATTTTACTGCTTTAAGTTGAGCATATCTTTCAACTACAGTTTGAACCGGTCTATTTTTTTCTGGCCTATCAATAGTAGGATCTGTTTGTAATCCACAAATAAGATAATCACACTGAGTCTTAGCATCTCTAAGCATTTGAATATGTCCGGCGTGAAGCAAATCAAACGCACTACATGTAAAACCTGTTTTCATTTTCTTAACCTTTCATTATATTGAACAGCTTCACGAAGTATACTAAAATCGCTTTTAAACTGATCACTTGTTGCAAGTAAAGCTGATGTGTCTTTAGGAAAACAGTGTCCGCCAAAACCACGCTCTGGCGTAATCTTAGTATGGCTCGCGCCAATTCTTTCGTCTTCAGAAGTTAAAAATAAAACTTGTGTTGCTTCTACATTAGAAGCTTTACATAAATCATACATCTGATTGAAGAACCCAACCTTAAGAGCTAAAAAGCTATTACGCATATATTTAGTCAAAATCAAAACCTCTGGATCGTGTATAGTAACTTCGATTTCATTTTTAAATAAGTCATACCAAAAATTAGTATTCCCTCCACCAATCATAATTTCTTTTTGATTTTTAAAGTCTTCAAATGCATGCTCGGCTCTTAAAAACTCTGGTGAAAACGTGATCCTAGGTTCATCATAAGATCTATTCATTAGCCGCCAACCTTCAAGACTAATAGTTGATTTAATTAGAATAGGCGCTTTAGAATTCTGGTTCATAATTTTTTCGACAGTCTCATAAACATTATTCATGTCACAAGTTCCGTCTTTAGATTGTGGTGTGCTTACGGCTATTATATAACAATCAGCGTCAACATTCCAGTTATTATAACCTTTTGCTGGATCATAAACGCTTACCTTAGTATCACCTTCTGCCAAAGACCAA